CGTTTCAGAGTGTGTTAAGTTTATGTCTGCTATCTAATTTTAAAATAAATTAACTAATCAAAAGGGTGGTGCAAAAAACACCACCTTTTTTTAAAACTTATAACTATGCCGTGTGCGTTAACAAGTGGTTACACAATTGATTGTAGAGAATCAATAGGTGGAATCCAAGCAATTTGGTTGATAGAAAATTCAGCCCTTTATGATGCTTCAGGTAATTCAAGAATTTCTCAATCTTCAGGAACGATTACAGGAATGACTAAAGCAAGTGGTAAAAGATTTTACAAGTTTGAAGTTCCAAGAGCAACTGCTTCTGCTTCTTCTAACTTAACAGGTTCACAAGAGAATGGAACTATCTTCTTTACACATCAAGTAATGTTCCCTATCAATTCAAGAACTGCTTCTATCCGTAACATCATTACAACTTTGGCGAAAAATCGCTTGACCTTTGTAACTTTGGATATGGATGGCGTTTATAGATGCTATGGTGCTTCATTCGGTTTGTTCCTTGATACAACTGAAAGTGGAAGTGGAACTGCTCCTGGAGATAGACAAGGTTCAATGCTTACCTTTACTTCACAAGAAACTGAAGATTTCTTGGTAGTAAGTTCAAGTGTTGCAGCGAATTTAGAAGTAGCAGGTTAATAAATAATAATAAAAAATAGGAAAGCCGACAGATAAAAAAGTCGGCTTTTTTTAGATTATGATTGTACTAACAAAAGGCGAAACGAAAGATATATATTTTACAGGTTCGGAAAGTGCATTACTTACCGACCCTTATTTTTTGTTTATATTTACTAATAGAATTACACAAGAAGTGGTAAAGTTTGTTGCTACAAATGAAAGTACAACTTTAAGGTATGATGTTTTTGAACTTGATGTAGACCAATACTTTGAGAATGCTGAAACAGGCTTTTGGACTTATGAGGTTTATGAACAAGCAAGTTCAAGCAGTTTAAATCCTGCAGGAAAGAATCAGGTTGAGAATGGTTATATGTATTTGAATAGTGCAATAACCTTTGAACCTACAACTTATGATGAACAAGATAATTCATTTATAACATACAATGGATAATTATAAGCATATTGTTTTGGCTTTTGACCAAGCACAGCAACCGAAATTTACTGAAAAGAAAAGTAAGGGTTATGTTGAATTCGGAAAGGATAATGACTATCCGAAGTACTTAATTGACCTTTATTCTGAATCACCTAAACACGGAGCAATTGTAAAGGGTAAATCTAATTACATTTACGGAAAAGGATTTGAGGATGCAGGAGTTGCTAATAGTTTAGAAAGTTGGAATGACATTCTTAAGAAATGTATTAAGGATGACGAATTATTTAGAGGCTATTATCTTCAAGTAATTTGGAATAGAGCAAAGCAAGTAAGCGAAGTTTACCATATAGATTTTGCAAAGGTTAGGGTTAGTAAAGACCTTCAGACATTCTATGTTAAAAACGATTGGAATGATATGCGAGAAAAGCCAAGAGAATACGAGGCTTTCAATGTGAACAATCCTTACGGAAGTCAAATCTTTTACTATAAAGAATACAATCCTGTTTCTGAAATCTATCCTTTGCCTTCGTACTATCAAGGGTTAAATATGATAGAATCGGACATAAAAGTAAGTAGGCATATTCTTGGAAACGCTAATCAAGGATGGGTGGGAACTAAACTTGTCAATCTTAACAATGGCGACCCTATCGGAGAAGAAAATAAAGGTGAAGTTGAAAGGGATTTATTAAAGAAATTTACAGGTTCAGAAGGGAAGCGTGTTGTTATAATGTTCAATAAGTCAAGGGATAACGCAGCAGATATTCTTGATTTAGGAAACACAATGTTGACTAAAGAAGATTTTACTAATGTCAACAATTTAATTCAGCAAGAAATATTTGCTTGTCATCAAATTACAAGTCCTACATTATTTGGTATAAGCACACCTGGTTCTTTAGGTCAACGAAACGAAATTAGAGATGCTTACGAGATTTTTAATAACACATACGTTCAAGAAAGACAAAGTGAGTTTGAAGTTATATTTACTAATTTCAGAAATCTTAAAGGTGAACAAGGTGAATTCTACATTCAACCTGTAGAACCTTTGAAGTTTGAATTTACTGAAGCTATAGTTTCACAAAATCTTACCCAAGATGAAATCCGTGAATTGATGGGTAGAGAACCTATTGACAATGCTATTAAAACACAGGCACAAATTATTTCTGATAATATCAATGCTTTAAGTCCATTGGTTGCGAACAAGGTTCTTGAATCAATGACACCTGATGAAATAAGAAGCCTTGCAGGTTTAGTTCCTGTTCAACAATCTACAGGTACTGCTATGCCTAATCAAGAGCAACCTACACAAATGAATGATTCAATTAAGAATCTAACAGGCAGACAATATCAAAACGTAATGAGAATAGTTAGGCAGTTCGGAAACGGCAAACTAACTAAAGGACAAGCTACTTTGATGTTGAAGAATGGATTTGGTTTTACTGATGCAGATGTTAACACTTTTCTTGGTGTAGATGATGACCCTTTAACCGATGACGAAATAACTAAATTCTCAATGGATGCAGATGAACTTCTGCTTCAAGAATTTGCTTCCTGTGGTTCAGATAGGAGTTTGTATTCAATAACTGAAACGAGGTCATTTAACGGCTTTGAAATGGCTTTAAATCAACTTCAGGCAGATGTTCTTTCGTTAATTACAAAACAACCATTGATTGCTCCTGAAGTGATAGCAGAAACTTTGAAGAAACCTTTAAAGGATATTGAAGCAACTATCGGCGAATTGGTAGGTAATAAAATTATTACCGAAAAAAAAACATTAATCGGTGAAGATGAGGTTGTAAGAAGGTATGTTAATAAGCCTGTTTCTGAACTTCCTGGAAAGAGTTCAAAGGTTAATGATATTCTAATTATGTATTCTTACGAATGGCGTTCAATAGTTCCTATAGATGAAAGGGACACAAGTGACCATCCTTCAAGATTGTTTTGCAAAAGAATGATGCAGTTAAGCGAAACTAAATTTTGGTCAAGACAAGATATTCAAAATATAAGTGCAAGAGTAGGTTATTCAGTTTGGGATAGAGTCGGTGGATGGTGGAATGATAAAAGAAATCCTACACCTTATCAATGTAGGCACGAATGGAAAGTTAATGTTGTAACAAGAAAACAAAAGTAATGAGCAAAAATATTTTATTTCTAACTGAACAAACATTTAAAGAAAGAACAGGTGCATCTAATGCTATTGATGGGAAGCAATTATTCCCTATGATTAAGGTAGCAGGTGATATGTTTATACAACCTGTTTTAGGTTCTACGCTTTACAAAAGATTACAAGAAGGAGTTGAGGATGACAATTTAAGCGTTAACGAAAAGACCTTAATAGATGACTATATTACTGATGCTTTGATTTGGTTTACTATGTCAATGCTTCCAATGACTATGGGCTATCAGTTATTTAGTAAGGGATTCCTACAAAAGACAAGCGAAGAAAGCACACCACCAAGTAGAGCAGACCTGGAACTAATTGAGCAGAAATATAAATCAATGGCTGAATTTTACAATAGCAGATTGATAAGTTTCTTGCAGGAAAACTATACGCTTTATTCAGAATACTTAAATGTTTCAATGGGGTTAGATACTATATTCCCTACAACAAAGGCTTACACTTGTCCTATTTATTTAGGTGGCTTTGAGCCTTGCGGCACGAAATATATGAATAGTTCAAGTGGTTATGCAACTCCACAGGTTGTTTACCATACTGCAACTGCAGGACAAACACAATTTGAAGTTATGGCTTTGAGTGGTAATAGGGTAATCTTTGCGAGTCGTTCAGGATTGGCAAAAACAATTACAACTTTCCCTACTGCAGACACAGGATATTTACAAATAGTTGGTGGTATGGTTATTTTACCTACAGGTGATTCAGCAATGGCAGGTGAATTATTTACATTCTTATATACTTAATTTATGAGTAAAGGCTACAAAAAAGAATACATAGACAAAGTAAAACAAAAGTTCAATGACTTACAAACAATTAGCAACGGAAATAACAAGCCTGTTGGAAAGCCACGCAATGATTCACACCACAAAGTTTGCGACACCAATAGAGTGGTTAAATTGGGATGACCAACCTGTATTTCCTTTAGCTTCCTTTTCTATCAATTCAGGTTCTTTTAATCTTGGGAAGCAACGTCAATATGATATTCAATTTTGGTTTATAGATAAGTCAGGAGTAGAAGGGGAATTTGAAACTGAAGTTGTAAATGATATGCATCAAGTAGCAGGGGATATAATAAGCAAATTGAGAAACGGAGCAAATGATTTTGTGATTGATGACAATATTCGTTTTGATGTTATCAGCGAAAAGTTTGAAGATTATTTAAGTGGAGTTCAATTAACATTAAGTTTAACAAGCACTTCAGCATTTGATGGGTGCGATATGCCAACGATATGAGGAAATTAATTATAGTTTTATTAGTTGTTTTTTGTCAAGTTAGCTTTGGTCAGGTTTACCAAATTATGCCACAATATGGTTATTCAGCACCAAGAATGAACTTTGATTCTACGTTAACCATTCCTACATTTAACGGAGTTCCTACGCTTAAAAGCAACATAACAAGAAAAGGTGCTTTAGCTATTGATTCCACAAACGGAAGGTTTTATTTCTACAATCCTAAAAATTTAACCTGGTCAGAAGTTACAGGTGGTGGTGGTGGTTCAACTGATACTACTTCTTTGAGCAATCGTATCAACGCAAAACTTTCAATAAGTGATTCTACAATTTACTATACTAAATTCCGTTCAGATAGTTCAAGAACAAATATTTACAATGCCATAAGTACAAAGGTAAATTCGTCAGATAGCACACTTTATCAAACGAAATTTCGTAGTGATACTGCAAGAACAAACACATATACTGCTATAAATTCAAAGCTAAATAAATCAGATACTACTAATGCTTTCCTTATTAGTGTTTCACAACCTAACGATTCATCATTAACTTTTGTAAAAGGAACAACTTCTACTAATTATATTATCCGTTCTTCTATTGCAGGTTCTGCTACAAGATTAATAACTCAAGTTTACAATAATACAGGCAGCACAATCCCAAAAGGTTCAGTAGTTTATATTAGTGGTAGGCATTCAAGCAACCTTCCTACGATAGCACTTGCTACAGGGAATAGCGAAGCGAATAGTTACAAAACTTTTGCTTTAGTAGAAACTGATATTGCTACAAGCAATTCAGGTGTAGTCATTCAAGCAGGTAAAATTGAAAACCTTAACCTACCTACATCAAGCTATACTGATGGTGATGTAGTTTATTTAAGTCCTACTATACCTGGAGGATTGACAACTACAAAGCCTTTAGCACCTTACCACATTTGTAAGATAGGTTCAATTACAAGGGCACATCCAACTTTTGGTTCAATAGAAATAAAGATTGAAAACGGATGGCAGTTAGACGAATTGAGTGATGTTCAGATAGCAGCAGTTCCTGCTGATTCAACTATATTGCAATTTAGTAGAGTTGATTCTTTATGGCACGATGTGAGTGTAACTAATGCAATAGGTAATAGATATATCAAACCTTCTGATACTTCAGTTTTTCAAAGGAAAAGTATTGCTGCTTATTCATTCCAAGCAAATAACACAAATGCAACTGCTAACGTAAGCACATTTACTTTTAGAGAACAGGCTTCACAATCTTTAAGTTCAGGTATAACTTGGAATAATACTTCTCCTTCAGGAACTCAAACACATCAATATAGATGGAATCAAATTGGCAACCTTGTTACGCTTTACATTACTTTAGTTTATGGAACTGCAGGTTCAAATAATTCACAAGTTCAAATTGCATTGCCATCTGATTTGCCTACTCCATATAGTCCAACAGGTTTAACAAGTGCTTCAAATATGTTGTATTATGGAGCAGCGAATATGGCAACTGCAGTAACAGGTGTAATCACGGTTACACGACCTTGTATGTTAAGAAGAAATTCTGCCAACAATGGATTTGAAATATTAGTAACGGCAGCAACTGCACAAGCAATGACCTTTGTATCTATAACAATTCAATACTTTACTAACTAATGAAACACATAAGAAAGAAGGATTCATCCTTTGACCCAAGTATTGCTTATTCAGTTGTTCTTACAACTAATTGGGATAGACCTTTAGAAGAACATCCTACGATAGTTTTAGAACCTGATGTTTTTGAAATAGCCGATTGTGAAATTCCACCACATTTTCAATATATGACCTATACTGATTTATTATGAAACAATTTGAACTATTAGGAGTTTGGCTTTTATCTATAGCTACATTTTTAACTTCATCGGAAGTTATTGGATTCTTTGCTATTGTAGCGAGTATAACAACTATAGTAGGCAATATGCCTGGAGTAATTAAATTTTTCAACAAATACATAAAAAAATGAAAAGTGCAAAAACAACAATCTTCGGATTAATTTTAGCGACATTGGTAGCGGTTCAACCTATCGTAGAAGGAACAGGTTACCATTTTGATGGCAACACAATTACTAAAATATTGTTTGCTGCTTCATTAGCTGCTTTTGGATATTTGGCTAAAGACCACGATTCCAAATAAAAAAAAGAGTTGGTAAAAACCAACTCCTTCCCACAAGAGATACCAAAATGTTATCCCTTCAAAAATAAGAATTTATGCTGAAATATTTATTGTTTATTTCAATTTTTTTTACGGCTTGTTATTCAGAGAAAAAAGCATCTAAACAATTAAATAAAGTAAGCAATGAATATCCTGTTTTAATATCGCAAAAATGCGGTGAATTATTCCCACCTACAATAGTAAAAGATACTGCGTTAATTACTGAATACATTCAAAAGATAGATACATTTTTAAGTAGAAATACTGATACCTTATTAGTTACTGATGCTATAAAAAAAGATTGTTCTAAAAGTGTAAAAGAATTAGTTCTAAAATTGCAAAATGCAAACAAGTTTATTCAGATTCTTAAAGATGATTTGCAGAACAATCCACCTTACATTATTAAGAATATCATTGATAGTTCAAAAGTATTTTCTTTAACGAAGCAAAGGGATATTGCTTTGAAAGATAAAGAAGATTATAGAACAAGAAACGAGGTAATGAATAAGGTTTGCATTTGGTTACTAATTATAATAATCGTTTTAATTTCTTACATCTATGTCATTGAAACCAAGTCAAAATTGCATAAACCTAATTAAGAGGTTTGAAGGTTGTAGATTAAAGGCTTACAAATGTCCTGCAGCAATCTGGACTATAGGCTATGGAACAACTCGTTACCCTGATGGAAAAGCAGTAAAGGAAGGCGAAGAAATAAGTTTATATCGTGCAGAATCATTACTAACGTATGACGTTAATAAGTTCGCTTCGCAAATAAAAGTAAACGTAAATCAAAATCAGTTTGATGCTTTAGTTTGCTTTGCTTATAATGTTGGAATAGGTGCTTTTAATGGAAGCACTTTAAAGAAAATGGTTCTTGCTAATCCTGGAGATGAATTAATAAGAAATCAATTTATGAGATGGATAGCAAAAGGAAGTCCATATACTAAAGGATTAACTAATAGAAGAAAGGCTGAAGCCGATTTATATTTTAAGATATGAAACAAATAGACATTGTTAAGGAATATCGCAGAAAAAATATGGATATGCCTAACCTTAAACTTGCAAGGATAATTTATAATGATAATCCTTTAATGTTTAGAAATATTGATAGTGTTAGAAGGCAATTAAGAAAAATTGAGAAAGGAAATTATGATTCTAAAAACAATGCAGAATTCTTTAGAACTGAACCAAGACCTTATAATCCTTACAAACTACCTGAATCTTCAGAATCAATCTACGAACCTTACATCATTAAAGGCTTCAGCAAAGTAGGTATTCTTTCAGATATTCATTTACCTTACCACAATATCGGTGCTTTAACCTGTGCTATTGATTTCTTAAAGAACGAGAAAATAGATGCTTTACTTTTAAATGGTGATACTATAGATTGTCATACTTTGAGCAGGTTTATGAAAGACCCAAAGAAAAGGGATTTTAAATATGAATTAGACACCTTAAAGGCTTTTATAGATGTCATTAAGAAGGAACTTAATTGCAAAATCTTTTTCAAGATAGGCAACCACGAAAATCGTTATGAGCATTTCCTTTATCAAAAGGCAGGTGAGTTAGTAGGGGTTGAAGAATTTCAGTTTTCAAATATCATTAAGGCACGTGCAGAAGGGATTGAAATAATTGAATCCAATAGGTATATGAAACTTAATGAACTAAACGGCATACACGGACACGAATACATTGGTGGAATTTCTGCACCTGTCAATGTAGCGAGGGGACTTTATTTAAGAGGAAAGACATCTGCCTTTCAAGGTCATAATCATTCTACAAGCGAACATAGTGAAACTGATATGAATGGAAAGATAACAACTACCTGGAGCATTGGATGTCTTTGCGAATTGCATCCTGAATATATGCCTTTAAATAAATGGAATTGGGGATGTGCAGTTGTCTATTTAGATAACAATGGAGTTGATTATCAATTCTTCAATAAGCGAATTTTTAACGGCAAAATACTTTAATCCATTTATGTAAGAACATACAAAAATAGAATCCTATGAGTGAAGAAATAAAAGTAGAGCAAGAACCTACACCTGAAGAAATAAAGGAAATAGAAGAAACATTTGAGTTTGAATATACCACAAGGATGGACTATGTAAGTTGTGCTTACTATTCAATTTCTGCAGTAGAAGGAATTGATTTACTTTTGCTCACGAAGGATGAAGCACGAAAGATTAAGAAGATAATAAAGAAGGCAATAAGGATAATAGATTCGTGTATAAATGAAATGCACGATGAATTGTTTGAGGATGAAGAAGAAAATTAGGTTTCTTGTTTTATAGGATTTGGTTTTTAGGATTTGTTTTTTAGATTGCGAGGGATGTTTCTACATCCCTTTTTTAGTTATACATATATATTTATTTATTTAATAACTATTGATTCTATTGAGTTTCAGCGTATCGGAAAAAAAACTTTAAAAAAAAGTTCAAAATAATTTTGTTTTGTAATCCTAAAATATATATCTTTGATTTATCAATCAAAAACAAATAACCTTAAAACTAAAAACAATGAAAGTAGCACCATTTACATTAAGAACAAAAGTAACTGCTAAAGAACAAAAGGAGCATAAAATTTATATTTTAAAATGCAAAATTATTGAGTGCAAAAATCAGATAGATTTTTTTACTGAAATTTTAAATAATCCAAAGGCAAGTGTAGGAATTCAACGCAAGATGTTATTTAATATTGAATCGCAGGAATTAGAAATATTAAAAATTAACGAGCAATTGAAAAATTTAATATAAATTAAATAGGGGTGCAGCATCCTATCAACTGCTTAAATCTAAAAACAAAACAAATGAAAAAATCAACCACTTTAGCAATCATTATTCTTGCTAACCTTATCTTCGCTTACATTATCTTTCAATTTCGTAATCTTTAAATCTAAAAACAATGAACACAAAATTAAATTTTCACCAAGAAATTATTGAACACGCTTTAGCAGGGTTGTTAAGTAATCCTGAAGGAGTTTATGGTTGCGATTTGCATCACGAGTTATTCAATATGGATTATTTTGTTATTGGATATTATAATGCAGAAAAATTTTTATCTGAATGGGGGGGTAGCTGGAAAGCTATTCATAGAGTAAAAAATTATGAACAGGAAATGTTTGGGGAAGTATCAACTGACCTTTCAGATTGCGAAAAAGTAGCAAATATGATAGCTTATATAGAAGGTGAATTGCTTCTAATGGAATGTTCTACACTTGAAAGGTGTTGGGATAAAAGATTAACTGAAGAAGATATTGCTAATATAATAGATGAAATCAAATCATTTTAACCTTAAATCTAAAAACAATGACACAAAAAACAGCCTTTGAATTATTAGTTGAAGCAATTGAAACTTCTTCAGCAACTATTGAAGAAAAAATTAAAATGATTGAATGCTTTATGGACTACATAGAGTATAAATATCAACAAAACCTAAACGCAATCCGATGAACCTATTAGCATTTTCAATCTATTGGATAATTATTATTTCGTTTTTAATTTACCTAAATGATAGACAAACAAAAAGATTCAAAAAAGAACTTGAAGAAGAAGAAATTCAGTAAATTAGTAGAACTTTTAACAACCAAATACGTAAAAACAAAACCTTTAAAACAATGCAACAATCAAACACCATCAGCGAATTAGCAAAAGCACTTGTTCTATTCCACGTTAAAGTGGACACCATTAAGAAGGATGCAAAGAATCCTTTCTTTAAATCAACCTACGCTTCCCTTCCTAACATCCTGGAAGGAATCAATGAACCTTTAATTGAATCAGGCTTATCAGTTGCTCAATTTCCTTCAGGCGAGAATGGTTTAACTTCTATCTTGCTTCACGAATCAGGAGAATTTATTTCAGCAGAATATCAAATGAGACCTGTAAAGGATGACCCACAAGGAAGGGGTTCTTGTATAACCTATCAACGCCGTTATGCTTTAGCTTCTATTCTTGGGTTGAACATTGATGAAGACGATGACGGAAACACGGCTACCTTCGGTGGTAAGAATCCACAAGAAGCAGAAGATAACACTAAACAATGGTTGAACAAAGGAACTGACCTTTTCAACAAAGCAAAGGCTAAACTTGATTCAGGCGAAACTACAATGGCTAAAATCAAAGCAGCCTTCAAAGTATCTAAAGAAGTAGAAACATTATTAACATCTAAAAACTAAACTATGTTACCACAAATTTCAGCAGGGTTAACTAAAAACCAAATCAAAATCATTGCTCAAAATTCTATTAACGAATTAATGGATTCAGGTAGAATCCTGGAAGCAGCAGAAGCACTTTCTATAATGGAGAAATTCATTGAAGAAATAAGAAGTTCAAAAGCCTTTACTGATTATGTTCGTGAAGAAGTAGCCAAGAATGGAAAAGAAATAACCAATTCTTCAGGTGCAAAGATTGAACTTGCAGAAGCAGGAACGAAGTACGATTTCAGCCAATGCCAAGACCCTATTCTTGCACAATTACAAGCGAAGTTTGAAGGAGCAAAGGCAATGCTTGATGAAAGAAAGACCTATCTTAAAAGCATTCCTTCTGCAGGTGTAGAGGTTTTAATTGAAGATGAAGTAGTAAAACTATACCCACCGAGCAAAACAAGTTCTTCAACCTATAAAATAACTTTAGCAAAATGATGGGCATCTTATTTGTTTTATTAGTTGTTACGATAGTTTCAATTATATGGGTAAATAGCATTGATAAAATGAACAAAGATTTCCCTGATTATGACGGAGAAGATTTCTTAAACTAAAAATAAAATACAATGGAAAACAAATTAGAAAACCACATCCTGCAAATCAAATTTGAGCAGTATGTTAGAACTTCAACAAGGCGAGAAGAATGTCACGGCTACCATTATTTTACTGATGTAGATGTTAAGAATGTAATTGAGTCAATTACGATTGATGTTAATGGAGTTGAAATAGACATTACTGATAGATTAACCGAAATTGAAAAAGAACAAATAAGCGAAAACCTTTAAACTATGATTTGGCTAAACTTCAGTACCTGGTACAAATACAAAATCAAAAGAACTAAAAATTATGTTTGGTATTGGGAACGCTTCTATAAGAATGGTCATTTATGGACACCTTTAATAATCTTTAAAATCAAAAAATTATGAAACTTTATTTAGCATTAGAAAACGGAATGTGCCTAAATTATATTAATTTGCACAACTCACAAACAATGAGATTAAGAGATACACCTTTCACGAGTCAATCGTTAAGGTTTGAAAGTATTTTTTATGTAGAGAAAGACGTTCCTAAATTAAAGGCACTTCATCCTGCAGCAGAGATAATGAAATTCAATAGCCATTACCATTTAAACGTTTATAAAAATGCTATGGAACTATCTTAAAAATGATGTTATCGGTTCTTATAGTAAAATCATTTACGGAGAACAAGGTGACAAGGTAGCAATAATAGGCAGATTAAATGAGATGCTTAAAGTCCTGCACGAAAACGGACAAGTATTTTTTATTAAAGAAGATGGAATTTCAATAGATTATATAACCAAAAAACAAAACAATGGAACAACAACAAAAACAAAATCAAGAAGTAAAAGAATTTAAACCTAAACCCTGGTTGAAGAAACCTGAAGAAGAAAAGAAAGTTCAAGGTTACTATTATGTAAAAGCCAAGTTCAAAAAGATTGCTCACGAAGAAATAGAAAAACTAACACAACAATGGAAATAAAAGAACGCAACAAAACAATAGTTGAACTTTATGATTTAGGAGTTAGCTATGAAGAAATAGGTAAAAGATTCAACCTTAAAGCGAATAGCGTTTGTGATATTATTCTAAAAGTAAAATCTAAATACTTTGCACCTGGAATCTTTAATGTTCACGATTATGATTGTTGGATAATGCCTACAAAAAAATCTTATGAATTTAACAACTAAAGACAAAGTAAAAAGCCTTTTAATTGACTACCCACATTTAAGGGATTCAGACGAAAGATTAATAGCTACTTATTGGATGAGAGAAGTAGGAAGCAAAGACGCTTTGGATTATATGTCTGCTACAAAATTTCTTACAAATTTCGTAGAAGGTGCTTACACAAGTCCTGAATCAATTCGTAGAATGAGACAAAAGATTCAAGAAGAAGATGAATCATTAAGGGGTAAATCCTATTACAAAAGACAAAAAATAGAACAAGATGTTAGAAGCAAAATTAGAAGTTTGTAATCCGTGTGTTGAGCATCCTTCGTACTTTAAAATCAATCCTATTAGTAAGCGTTTAAATTCAAATGAAATATTAGAATCTATTTCTAAATTCTTTGAAATACCAGTAACTGAAATAGTAGGTAAGAAAAGAACTGCTAAAATTGCTGAAGCAAGAATGATTGCTGCCTATGTTTTAAGAAAGGATAGGTATTTAAGTTTAGGCTTAAAGCACATTGGGAATATTTTAGGTGGCAAAGACCATACTTCAGTAATGCACCACGTTAAAAGAATTGGTGAATTGATTGACATTGAACCTGAATTTAGAGTTAAGATTAAAGAAGTATTCCTGGAAACATACGGAAGTACAACTTATTTTTACGAGTGATTTTTTCCCTATTGAAAATTGATTTATATTTGTTCAACGATTTGTAAATGAAGAGCGAACCATTTACAAATTTATTTTAGAGAAATCTAAATAAATGCCCTGCAGTTCGCTCCTGTGGGGCTATTTTATTTTATGACAAAAATTAAATTTATTTGCGAACAAGATGATTGTGATTATTTAGAAGTTATTAAATGTGATAATTCAATAGATATTTTTATTACTAAAAAAATTTCTGAAGAAAATTGCAATATTGAAGAATCTTTATCAGTTAATTTAAATATTGATGATGTTAAATTATTAATTTATTTATTGAATAATTTAGTTAGTAAAATAGAAAAAAATTGAAAATGAGTTACATTAAATTAGACAGGGATTTACTTTATAGTTATTGCTTCGCTAATCCTAATCATTTAAAAATTTGGATTTGGTTGTTGATTAAAGCTAACTTTAAGAATGCCTTTATTCCTATTAATTTAGGTAAAGGATATAAGACAATTGAAATAAAAAGAGGTCAATTAATCTATGGTAGAAACAAGGCAGAAGATGAACTTGGATTGAATGGAAGTTTAATTGATAGGACTTTAAAAGAATTTGAGAATTTAGGGCAAATTAAACGTGAAGTGAGCAGCCATTATTCAGTCATAACTATTTGTAATTATGATAGTTATCAAAGCAAATCGGATGAACTTGAACAGGCTATGAACAACCAATGCACAACCAATGCACAACAAATGAACAACACGTGCGCAACAAATGAACAACACGTGAACATATATAAAGAAGAATTAGAAGAAAAAGAAAGTAAAGAAGAAAGAGAAGTTAGTAGTGCGATTTGTTTAAAAAATTCAAATTTGTTTAGGAAGCCTAAAGTTCCAAGCCTGGAAGAAGTCCAAATGAATTTTGTTAGTTGCGGTGGAAATAAAGAAATGGCTGAAGCATTTTTCAACAAGCATAGTGCAGTTGATTGGTTTATGAAAGGTTCACCGATAACAAACTATAAAACTTTAATACCTAATTTTATTAAAATTTATAACGAAAATGAATCAAAATCAAAATCTAATAAAACAAGACAACAAACTACCAACGAATCACTTGAGTACATCCAAGCAAAAGGTGCTGAACTCTATGCCAAGCTATATGGCTCCAATAATGAAGGCTAAAGAATCTGGAATTCCATTCAAACAAATGACACCTGAAGAATTAAAACTTTCTGCTTATTCGCTAATCATAAAAATGAACGTAATCACAGGTTGGAACATTTTAGACAAAAATTTGCTTGATATTTTTGCAGAACAACTTTCTTTAAAACTTCAGGAATCTTATTCATTCCTAAATACAAATGAGATAGAATATGCCTTCAGAAACTTTACTATCAATGATTGGGGTAAAAACTTTAATCTAACGGCCTTAGATGACGTTTTAAAGCCTTATCTTACTTTAAGAAGGGAATTACACACAAACGAAACAAAAGCCAAAATTTCGCTTCCAATGGCTTCTAATGAAATATCACAAAAAGAAATGATTCAAGACGTTGAAGAATATCTTGCTAAAAATACTTTAGAGATTAATTTAATACCTATCTTTATTTATGAATATGCTGAAAAGTTAGGATATATAAATTTGAGTAAAGAAGAAAAGCTAAAGATATATGATGAAGCTAAAAGTTATCGGCAAAGGGAATTAAGTTCAAACGCAAAATCTAATAGGATTGATGACATTATGGCTAATAATATGTTTTTTGAAATGGTTAAAAAGAATGAGATAACCGATGAAGAAAAATTCAGGTTGCAAAATTTGAGCAAAAAAATAGCATTTAAAAAATTTTATGAGAGCAAAAAAAATAGACCTGCCGAAACTTAAAAAGAAAGCACAAGAAGTTTTTAATAAATGGATTCGTGAAAGGGATAAGAATTTAGGGTGCATTTCTTGTGGTGGTAAAATAGACCACGCAGGACATTACTTCAGTTCAGGTCATTATTCACTACTAACGTTTGACGAAACTAATGTCAATGGTCAATGTTTAAGGTGTAATAACTTCCTTCACGGAAACTTGATTCATTACAGGATGGGATTAGTTGAAAGGTATGGAGATGCTAAAGTTTATGAATTAGAAAGTAAGAGCAGGAACAATATTAAGAAATGGGATAGGGTAGAACTTGAAGATATAATAACCAAATACAAAATCTAAAACAATCTAAAAATGAATGTACTTTCTTTATTTGATGGCATGAGCTGCGGTCAACAGGCATTGCAAAGATGCGGATTTAAGGTTGACAATTACTTTGCAAGTGAGATTGATAAATATGCTATTAAAGTTACAATGTCAAACTATCCAAACACACAGCAACTTGGATCTGTTGTTGATGTGAATGGTTATGATTTACCAAAGATTGACTTACTTATTGGAGGCAGTCCGTGCCAGTCATTCTCATTTGCCGGCAAACGCAAAGGGATGTCAACAAAGGATGAGCAGGAAATACTTATACTTGGTCATTACCTACAACTTAAAAAAGAGGGATTTGAGTTTGAGGGGCAATCTTATTTGTTTTGGGAATATATGCGACTACTAAATGAGTTAAGGTCAAAAAATCCTGATGTGTTTTTTTTGCTTGAGAATGTTGAGATGGGTGAGAAATGGGAGAAGGTTTTGAGTAAAGCAATTGGTGTCAATGGTATACACATCAATTCAGCTTTGGTGTCAGCACAAAATCGCAAACGCATATACTGGACAAATATTGGTATGCAACCATCAGGATTGTTTGGTGATATGCAAAGCATAATTGAGCAACCAAGAGACAAAGGGATATTGTTAAAGGATGTGCTTGAGGATGAGGTTGGTGAGAAGTATTTTTTGAGTGAAAAATCATATTGTTTGGATAATGGCAATACAAATGCGGTTGAGGTAATACCAATGGACTACCGATATGATGAGGGATTTAGGCCGCGTGAGAATGGCAAAAGTCCTACATTGACAATTACCAATGACAGCAATAGTGCATCAGGTAAAGCATTGGCAAAAATCAATAACCGCATCCGCCGCCTAACACCAATTGAATGTGAGAGGTTGCAGACGGTAGCAGACAATTATACTTCATCAGTTTCAGATAGCCAAAGATATAAGATGCTTGGTAATGGATGGACTATTGATGTTATTTGTCACATTTTAAATTATTTAAAAAATTGAATACATTTGTATAAATGACCAATTGTCATAAATACATTTTAGAGATTTACCAATCTAAAAGGGTTACCGAAATCCTAAAGAAAATTTACCCCCAAGATTTAAGGGATGACCTGAAACAAGAACTTGCACTTACTTTGTTCAATATGGACTGCAAGAAAATAGTAAATCTGAATTTCAAGAATGAACTTCTTTCCTATTCAATCAAAACATTGTGGTTAATGGCAACTTCTTCTACAAGTCCTTTCTTCTACAAGTACAAAAAAAATGATTTAGACAAAGCTATTAAGTACCTGGAAAGCCAACAAGGAAAAGCACTTGGAGAAAAGGAAGCAAACATTGCTAAAAAGATATTGCTAAAAAAGATTGACAAATCAGCAAATGATGCACACGAAGCTATAATCTTTAACAAATATGTTGAACTTAATTCTTGTGTAGAGGTTGCAAAGTATTTCAACATTCCAAAAGACCACGTTTATAGTGTAGTTAGGAATTGCAAAGAACAATTAAAAAAAGCTATCAATAATGATTAGTAACATTTTAGCAGCGTTCTTATTTAGTTATTATTTTGTGAACATAGCAGGGATTCCGAATGCAGTAAAGAAAGGATTTTCAATGATGCCTCATCAAAGAATAAAGCCTTTTGATTGTGTAACTTGTTTATCGGTTTGGTCTGCAGTTGCTTTGTATTTCTTACCTTCTGAACTATCTAATTTTTTAACAATCATTTTCGGTGCAGGATTCATCGGAAGCAAAATCAAATAACAATGACATCAATAGAATTTCTATTTAAAGAACTATGGGAAACTCCAAAAGATAAATTTGAATGGTGCTTTATATTAAATAAAGCCAAAGAAATGCACAACAAAGAAATAGAAATATCAGATGAAGAAATAAAGAAAGCCGCCAACAATCCCAATAATGATGGATATTGTTTTCAAGAAGGTGCAAGATGGTATCGTGAACAATTAAAACAAATATAATGGTTAAAATAACTGACATACTGGATAAGATGCTTATTGAATTTAATGCTTCAGATAATAGCGAATTTATAATGAGTGAAGCCAACGTAATAAAACTATCTGAAGAACTTGGAGTTCCCGATTCAGTAGTAATAGATTACAAAGGAATGATTATAACTGCAATGGAAGGATGCGATGAATTCAAAATTTACCTTCGTTAATTAAACAAGAGTAAAAAATACACTTATGAAAATATTAGGATTAGGTGGTAGAATGTCAGGTTGTACTTTTCACAGGGTTACGCTTCCTTTGGCTTATATGAATGGAATCAAAGGAATGGTTACTGATATTCCTACCTATGAGATTTTAGAACAAGGATGGGATATTATCTTCTATAACAGGCTTTCTGCTTTAGATGCTGATTGGGTTGAAGTCAAAAAGCAAATGAATGTAAAGATAGTTATGGATATGGATGACGATTGGGTTCTTCCACCGAACCATATGAACTATGAATCCTATCTTGAAAAGAAACCTATAATAGAAAATAACTTAAGCGAAGCACACTTAATAACTTGCACCAATGAAAAACTTGCTGAAAAGATTTATCCGTTCAATCCAAATGTCTTGGTTATTCCTAACGCTATACCTTACGGACATCATCAGTTTACGGATGCAAAAAAAGAAGATGAAAGGATAAGGATATTTTGGGCAGGTGGATGTACGCATCAACACGACCTTGAAATACTTAAATACCCACTTCAAAGATTAAAACCATTCAGCGATAAAATTAAAATGGTTTTAGGTGGATATACTGATTCAGACCCTTATTCAAAATACATTTGGGATAAGATGTTCAATTCATTTACTTGTAATGGTCAACTGCCTTGGACTAAATTAGGTGGACTTGAACCTATAAATTATATGGGTTTATATGAGTACGCAGATATTATGCTTGTGCCTTTAGAGAATTCAGAATGGCATTCCTGCAAGTCAAACCTTAAACTATTAGAAGCAGCAGCAAAGAAAGTTCCTGTAATAGTTTCAAATGTAGAACCTTATTCAAGGGATAAAGATGCTCCTGTTTTTTGGGTGAATAGCCAAAAGGATTGGTACATACATTTAAAAGATTTAATTTTGAATCCGAATAAACGATTAGAATATGGCGAGAAAATCCACGAATGGGCAAAGTCAAAGTATAACCTCATTGACATCAACGAAGGAAGAAAAGCCGCATTTGACAATCTTGTCAAAGCATAAGCACTACTATGATTTTTATATGAGAACAGGCGAAGTAGTTAATTTTTGGCATCACGTTCAAGAGGAAATACTAAACGCTTACAAGGTAGAGTTTCCACATTATCACTACCAAAGAACTTGTCCTGTTTGTGTAGCAGAATTTTTAGTTAGAGTTTATACTTGGTACGAAAAACAAATACAATGAACGAATTTTTCCATTCAGGAGCAACAGGTGACATAATATTTTCACTACCTACAATAAAAGCAATGGGTGGTGGGAAGTTATATATTACAAACTTTGACAAGCAAAGGTCTGAATCTATAAAAAGATTAATTGAAGTTCAGCCTTACATAACTGAAGTAGAAATAAGGGATGGTTGGAGTCCTGGATATGACCTTAACCGATTCAGAGATTACGCTTCACACAATAACAATTTAGTTGAAGCACATTTCAGAGGTCAGAATATACCTATAGACCCAACGTGGAAAGAAGGATGGTTAACTTTACCTGAACCTAACTTTGAACTATTCCCTACTAAAAAATATTCAGTAATTAACAGAACAACAAACTACGCAGACCCAAATTTTAATTGGGCAAAAGAAGTTGAATATCTTAAAACAATTTCGGATGAAGTTTACTTTTTAGGTTACTTTAAGGAGTGGCAGTTATTTAATAATATTTTCGGAACTGATATAAACTTTGTAGATTTAGATTTCCTTGAAGGTGCTTACTTCATAAAGAACGCAGTAATGTTTTCAGGTTGCTATTCTTGTTGGTCAACTATAGCGATGGGATTAGGATTAACTTATAGATTAGAACAAGCACCTGGACATACCTGTTCTTCATTATTAGAACCAAGAGAAACAATTATAAATGTATAGCCAAGCAAGACAGGATGAGTTTGTTCTTCATATGATGAACGGCAAAGTAGGGGAATATTTAGAAGTAGGTGCTTCGCATCCTATTGACATAAACAATACTTTCCTTTTAGAGCAGCACGGATGGACAGGTTTAAGTATAGATATAGACGATTCCTGCAAACAAGTATGGCAAGAGAAACGAAAGAATCCTTTAATTATTGCAGATGCTTTAACCTTTGATTATCCACAAAAGGAAAGAATAGATTACCTTCAAATAGATGTAGACCCATCAGAAGTAAGTTTCAAAGCACTTCTTCAGATACTTAAAAGCAAAACAAGATTTTCAATAATAACCTACGAAACCGATGCTTACGCTGATATGACCTATGTTCAACCAAGTAGGCAGTTATTACAAAGCGAAGGTTACAAACTTATTTATCCTGATGTTCTTTGTGGCTTCGGTCCATTTGAAGATTGGTATATTGATGAATCAGTAATTAATGCAGAACTTTTTAAAACATTTAAATGAAACTAAACCAAATCAAAAGCAATCCTAATAATCCAAGAATTATCAAGGATGAAAAGTTTAAGAAACTTTGCGAATCAATCAAGGCACTTCCTAAAATGATGGAGTTAAGACCTATTGTAGTTGATGAAAACTTTATAGTTCAGGGTGGCAATATGCGACTAAAGGCATTGAACGAATTAGGGTTTAAAGAAATACCTGATACTTGGGTTAAACAGGCTAAAGATTTTACTGAAGAAGAACTTAAGGAATTTATTATTAAAGATAATGTTGGATCCGGTGAATGGGATTGGGATGACCTGGCGAATAATTGGGATGTTGAAAAGTTAGAAGAATGGGGTTTAGATATTCCTGATTTTGCAGTTAAAGAACTTGAAGCAGAAGAAGATGACTTTGAAATTCCTAATGAAATAAAAACTGATATTGTTTTAGGTGATTTATTTGAGATAGGGGAACATCGTTTACTTTGTGGAGATAGTACAGATTCAGACCAAGTGGCAAAACTAATGAATGGGAAAGAAGCAGATTTAATATTTACTTCACCACCATACAATGGCAATACACAAACTCCACAAGGTAAATTATATTTAAATAATGATTTAGATAATAAAACTGAAGAAGATTACCTTAAATTTTTAGATGAAATAAAAGATTCATTTTATACTATATTAAAATCAAAAGGAATTGTTTGTTGGAATATAATGTACAATAATAATTCAAGACAATCATTTATTAAAAATGTAAATAGATTTATTGAATCAGGTTTATTATTAACGGAAACAATAATTTGGAAAAAAAATGCTATTCCATTATCTAAAGGATTATCAAGAGCTTTTGAATTTATATTTATATTTCAAAAAGATGAATTAGATTTTTCATATCAAGAAAAATATTCTTACAATGAAAATGTTTGGGAAATTTCAAATGCTAAAACACAAACTGAACATCATAAAGCTTGTTTTCCTGTTGAATTGCCTTCAAATGGTATAAAAATATTTACTAAAGAAAATATGATTTTATTTGAACCATTTACAGGAAGTGGAACAACAATGGTAGCAGCACACCAACTTAAACGCAAATGTTATGGTATGGAATTAGACCCTAAATATTGTCAAGTAATAGTTGATAGAATGGTTAAACTTGACCCAACTTTAGAAGTAAAAAGAAATGGGTTACCTTATCAAATAATAGAGAAATAATAGTGAAGATATGGCTAATGAACAAAACTTAAAACCATTTAAGAAAGGCGAAGTAGCTAATCCTAATGGCAGACCTAAAAAATATGTTACGCTTCTAAAAGAAAGTGGTTACAAGCTATCGGAAATAAACGATACTATTCAGGTAATGATGTCAATGGATTTGCAGGAATTAAAAGAAGTTTATGATAATCCTAAAGCAACTATCCTGGAAAAGACAATAGCAAATGCTATGAGGAAAAGCCTTGAAAAAGGTTCTTTGTATTCTATTGATACTTTGCTAACAAGGGTTTATGGAAAGCCAAAAGAAACGGCTCACGTTACAACTGATAATAAGATAGAAGTAGTATTTGTAAAAGGCAAAACAATATTATAATGTGGAATCCTGCAGATGGTCCTGAAAGCGAAGATGAACTTTAATGTGTCATAAAATACACAAATTCAAATGAAAATGTGTGATATATTACACATTATACAAAGGAAAGTGTCTTAATGAATGATATATAATACAAAATTACTAACCCTTGAGAATAGAACTTTCTGAACCACACATTAACCAACAAAGAATCCTTGATAGTTCAGCAAGATTCAGAGTAGTTATGTGTGGGCGAAGGTTCGGTAAATCAGAGTTAAGCCAAATTGAAATAATAACAAATGGCTTGATGGGAAAGAATGTAGCTTACATAACACCTACCTACAAACTTGCTAAAACCTTCTTTGAGAAACTTTGCCAAGTTGTTCCATTTGAAAATAACAAGTCAGACCTTATTATGACTTTCCCTAATAGTGGTTCGGTTGAATTCTTTACAGGGGAAAGATTAGATAATTTAAGAGGTAGAAAATTTCACTTCGTAGTAATAGATGAGGCTTCATTCATTCCTAACCTGGAAGATGGTTGGCTTAACTCAATAAGACCTACCTTAACCGATTACAAAGGGAAGGCTTTATTCGTTTCAACTCCTAAAGGCAAGAACTATTTCTATTCGCTATTTATGAACAATAGCAACGAATGGGAATCGTTTAAGTTTAGCACTTACGATAATCCTTACATTGACAAGAACGAAATAGATGACGCAAGAAGGCAGTTACCTATAGCAGTATTTGAGCAGGAGTATATGGCTAACCCTATGGAGAACGCAGCTAATCCTTTCGGAAGCCAACAAATCAATCTTTGTGTAAAGCCTTTATCTACTTTAGAACCTTCTTATTATGGCATAGATTTGGCTAAATCCTTTGACTATTCAGTTATTATAGGACTTGACAAGAACGGAAATGTAGCTTACTTTAATCGTTTCCAAAAGGATTGGAAGCAGACAAGGGAAACCATTCTTTCAATAGATAGAAGTAAACCTGTTTACATAGATTCTACAGGTGTAGGTGATGCGATAACTGAAGATTTGCAAAAATGCTTCAACTCAATGACAGGATTTAAATATACTGCACATTCTAAACAGCAATTAATGGAACTTCTTGCATCTAAAATACATTCACAAGAAATAGGATTCCCTGAAGGTGAAATCAAAAATGAATTAGAAATCTTTGAATATCAGTACACTTCTACAGGAGTTCGTTATAATGCTCCTTCAGGTTACCACGATGACTGCGTTAATGCTTTAGCTTTAGCAATCAAATGTAAGAACGAAAACAAACTGACAGGAGTTTATAGATATATATAAATGCAATTAAACTTTCATCTAAATAGCCACCAATTTTTATATCATATATTATGAGATTAAGCATTAAGCAATTTCAAGACATTATTGAAGTAAACAAAATGTCAATTGATGACCTGGAGAAGTCAATCTTCTTTGTTATGATTCTTACAGGAAAGACCGAGTTTGAAGTTAACAAGATGTCGGTTAAGAAGTTCAACAAACTTTGCAAGGTAGTTTTAGATGAATTTGAACTGATGGCTAAAGGATTGAACGAATCAAAGCCTGTGAATCTTATTAAGGCAAACGGAAGATGGTATTTCTTGGACTATGAGATTAAGAATATGACTACAGGGCAGTATGTAGAAACTGCTACGTTTGGACTTGATTTAATGAGCAACCTTCATAAGTTGTTAGCTACAATGGCAACACCAATGAAATGGACTTGGAAAGGCTTAAAACCTGTCAAGGAAAAGAACCACGAGCAAGTTGCAGAGGATATGCTTGAAGCAGAATTTAGACATTGTTATCACGCAGCGGTTTTTTTTTACGCAGTTTTCAAGGAATCAATTCTGAATTTAAGTCCTTATTTGGAAAGTCAGACGGAGAGGAAGGAGGAACTGAAGGAAGCGTTGATTGGTTTCAAAAAGAGTTCGGATGGATTTACAATGCCAAAATGGTTTCAGAATTTGAAAATATCAGTTTAAATGAAGTATGGGATTTAAAGCCTATGCAGTTTTTAAATGATTTGACTTACATAAAAATGAAAAACGATTGGGATGCCGAGCATATCAGAAAAGCTAAAGGTAGAAGCACTTAAAGGATTAGAAGGAACAAATAGGGATGAATTTATTCCTTTTGTTGCTCAAAGCATATTAGACCAATATGGGCAAGATTTTAAGATTCTTCTTGAAGCATACATCAAAGCAAGGCAAATAAGCGCAAGTGGTAAGTTAGCAGATAACATAACTTCTGAAGTAGATAACGACAAAAATAAGCTAACTATAAAGATGTTAGATTATTTTGATTTCCCTAACGAAGGTGTAAGGGGATGGGGAAGTTCAAAGAATGCACAAGCAAGTCCTTATACATATAGAAGGAAAGCAAAGAAAAGTTCTAACGGACAATTTCAGGCTTCTATAAAAGAATATATTTTAAGCGGAAAGGCAAAGGTTAGAAATATACAAAGTCCTGTAGGATTAGAAAGGAAAGTAAATAGAGGCAAAAAGAAATCTTTGATAGATAAGCAAGTAGATACCTTAATTTATATGATTAAGAGATATGGTATAAAGCGAACTGAATATTTCAACGATGCTTTTGAAGAAGCGTTTAAGGATATTGATGTAGTAATGGGTGAAGCGTTAGGAATAGATATAGCAATGAACATACAAACAATAAGCAGTAAAAAAGTAAAGTAATGGCGATTAGTAGTTTAATAAATCCTTCAGGGAAGCCAAGCGTTCAGGATAACTTATGGCATATAGCCACGAGTGATAATTCAGGGCAAGTAGATTTTAAATATGTCTTTGATGTTTTTAAAGGTGGTGAACAATTGATAAGGGCAAAAGTATTTCCTACACCTGATAGTGGTAAGGGTTATTTTGATGCAGGACCAATTGTAAGAAATGAAATGGATTATACTTGGTTTACACCTAACGGAAATCTTTCTTCTGCAGAACCTAATTTAAGTGGTCAAATTGGGCAAACATATCAAATAAGAGTAGGTGAGGATTTTTCAGGACTTACTACGCTTAACCTGGCTTCAGGAAATGTTACTGCTTACAACTTCGTTCCTCCTGTATTTAAAAGGAGAATGTTTGATTTAACTGCTAAAAATAATTTGGCTTTAACTGATAGGTTCTTAAATTTTAGTGCAGGATATTTAGAAGATATTTATTTCCCTATTCATTCAAGTAGTAATGAAATTTATTTCACTATTGTTAAATATGAAGGTTCGTCTGTTAGTGTTTCACAAGAGCACGTAGTAAGACCTGATTGGGGTTATATGCAGTTGAATATTGGTAGAATACCTTTAAGCAATTTTTTATCTTCAGAAGGTGATTTTGCTTTACCTACAAGCGTAACTAAATATCAAGCAATATTTGATACTGCTACACAACAAGTAACGGCGACGATAAATTTAGAATGTGATGGAAAGTTTACACCTATTCCTTTACACTTTATGAATGCCTATGGAATGTTTGAAACTGCACGATTCCAATTAGTCAATAGATTAAGTAAGCAGATACAAAGAAAGACATTCCAAAAGCGAGATTATGAATTAGGCAGTTCTTCAGTTAATTACTTTACTACCTACGGAAGCAATAGGAAATATGTTGAAAGTAAAATCAATTACGGAAGTGAAATTAATTGGCAATATAAGTTAACGATGTACCCACCTTCAGATTCTGACTACCAATGGTTAGCACAACTTATAGATAGTCCTTTGATTTATGCAGAAATAGATTCTGAATATTATCCTGTAACTATAGTAGAAACTAACTACGAATATAGTAAGCACGATTTCAACGGATTGAAACCTTTAGAATTAAACATTGAATTAAACCAAAAACGCTTCGGCTTTAAACGATAATGGTTACAATATATTTAGAGAATAACGAACTTGACATTAACGAAGGATTTAGTCAGCAAATAACTTACGCAGTTGATGACCTTCAGAACTTGGATAGCAAAAGCACGGCTTTTAGTAAGACAATTGTTATTCCTGGAACTGCTAAAAATAATAAGTTATTCGGAAATATATTTGAGTTCACCAATTCTAATTTTACAGGAGATGGTCCGAATGTAGGTTACAACTTTAATGCTTCTAAAGCAGCAAAGGTAAGATTAGAGATAAACGGATTAACTGCTATTAAAGGAGTTTTAAGATTGCTTACTATTATCCACGATGGTGAGAATATAGATTATGAAATAGCCATTTTCGGAGAGTTAGGTGGCTTTGTAAATGCTTTAGGGAATAAGAAATTAGAGGATTTAGATTTTTCAGTTTATGACCATATTTATTCAGTAGCAAATATTGAGGATAGTTGGGATGAATTAAGAGATTTTACTTTTACTTCAGATGTTGGTGGAATGACATTCTTTAATAATCTGCTAATTGTTTATGGGTTAAATTTTGGGTTAATTGATGTAGGAGATACTTTTCAAATTTCAGGTGTTCCTTCCAATAATGGAACTTATACTATAAGTCAAACTTATTATAAAAGCATAGAGAATGCAACTTATATTAGAGCTACTTCTAATTTTCCTGGACAATTAAATACACAGGGAACAATAATAATAAAAAACAAAAAAGGGATAGGTTATTTTTATCCTTTGATAGATTATGGTTTAGCAAGTTTTTACAAACAAAACTATAGGTATAATGCTTTTAGACCTGCACTTTATGTTCGTGAGTATTTAGATAAAATAATAAAAGGTGCAGGATATACTTACGAATCTAACTTCTTTGATAGTGATTTCTTTAAAAGGTTGATAATACCTAACAACCAACAAAACTTACAATATTATCAAACTGAAGTAGCAACTGCTACATTCCCTAATAGTTATGGAGCAGGATATTATACAAGTGCTTTCATAGATTTTACAGGTTTTTCTTCTGCATTATTTAGCATAGCAAGTAATAGATTAATTACTTACAATGGTTCAGTAGGGTTAAATGTAATCTTTAATTTAAACTTTAGTTTCAATGTAGTTCCTAATACTTCATATAATCCTAATGGGTTTTTTGGATTTCAAATTTTTTTATATTATGATAATCCTGACCCAAGTTTTGCAGATAATCAATATTCAATATACAATTTAAGAACGTCTAAAATAGGTGGCACGTTAAATTATTCTTTAAATTTAAAAACTGCTCCATTCGTTATAGAACCTGGACAAACAATTTATTTCAAAGTTCTTGTAAGTGAAATAGCTTCTTTAGATTTTACTAATGCTAATTTTATATTAGAATCAAATGAAAACACTTATGTTCCTGTAGTATTGGGTGATGACATAAAATTAAATCAGTTAATCCCAAAGAATATATTTCAAAAGGATTTCTTCACTTCTATTTTGAAGATGTTCTATTTGATGGTTACTGAAGATAAGGATAGAAATAACCATTTAATTATTGAACCTTGGGTTGAATTTTATAATTTAAGTAGGTCAAGTTATTTGGATTGGTCTGATAAGATAGATAGAAGCCAACCGATTAAGATTGTTCCAATGTCTGAAATCAATTCAAGATATTACAACATTAATTTCAAATCGGATTCAGATTACTTTAACGAAGATTACAAAAAGAAATTTAATGAAGGTTATGGTAATGTAATTTTTGACAATCAATTAGATTTTGCGAAAGATAGTTCTACAACTGAAGTTATTTTTTCTGCTACACCTTTAGTAGGTTATGAAGATGAAGATAAGGTAGTTTCAACTATATTTAAATGGGATGGAAGCAATCCTAATAATGAAGAAAGGATTTCATCAAACATTAGAATTCTACAAAGTAAATTAATTAAAGGTGTAAATAGTTGGAGTATATTACAATTAGATGGTGGAACAATTATAGATACTTACACTAAATATCCTTATGCAGGTCACTTTGATGACCCTGATGTCCCTACAAGTGATTTACAATTTGGAATTCCTAATCAACTTTATTTCACTTTAGTAGCAGGTGCTATAGGAAACAATCTTTTCAACACTTACTATTCTTCTTATTTAAGCGAGATAACCGATAAGGATTCAAGATTAGTTATTGCTAAAATAAAATTAAATGAACAAGACATTTTTAACCTTGATTTTGGTAGGTTCATTTGGATTGATGGAGTGCTTTATAGATTGAGTAAAATAATAGATTATTCAGCAGGGGAAATATGCACAATAGAATTATTAAGGGTTATTTATACAACCTATCAAACAGGAAGTCCTGCACAAACTGAATGCATTTTAACTGAAGATTCTATCTGCCTACAAACTGAAGGTGGAGATAATATAACAATTGAAAATTAAAAACTAAAAGAATATGCCAAAAATAAGTGAATTAACAAGTGCAGCAACAATAGCAGGAACGGAAACAATTCCTGTAGTTCAAAGTTCAACAACAAAAAAAGTAACTGCAGAATCATTACTAAAGATGCCTATTGCTGAAATAGATTTAGGTGCTGCAGATTATACTATTACCAAGTATGGGTTATACTACATAACTGAAGGTTCAAGTGGAATAACTCCAAATAATATTATTTTGCCTAACCCTACAACAATGCCTGGAACTCAACTAATATTCTTCAATTATGATGATACTAATGATGCTTTTTTTGAAGCTACCTATCAACCATATATTGAAGCAGGAACTACAGGTGCAGATAAATATACAGGAGTTCCACCTAAACAAGCAGTTTTAGTTATATCTATTAATGGTTATTGGAGTGCATTAAATTTTAGAGCATAAGGTTAAAAAATAAAATCAATGTCAAAAAGAGTAATTGCGTTAGAAGCAAATTTAGATGCTAATAAAGCAGAAGGTTCGGTTAAAAGTTTAAAAGCACAATTAAGGGAAGCACAACAAGAGGTTGTTAAGATGTCTGACAAGTTCGGAGAAACTTCCGTACAAGCAGCACAAGCAGCACAAAAAGCAGCACAACTTAAAGATAGAATTGGAGATGCTAAAGCCTTAACTGAAGCGTTTAATCCTGATAAAAAGTTCCAAGCATTTAGTTCAGCCATTCAAGGTGTTGTAGGTGGTTTTTCTGCTTTGCAAGGAGCACAGGCTTTATTTGGTGCTAAATCTGAAGACCTGGAAAAAACTTTAGTTAAAGTACAAGGTGCTATGGCTTTAAGTCAAGGATTAAGTGCAATAACTGAAGCAGGGGATTCATTTAAGAATTTAAAAGTTGTAGCAGTTAATGCTTTGAATAGTATTAAAGCAGCAATAGGTTCTACAGGTATTGGACTTCTTGTTATTGCTTTAGGTGCTATATATACTTATTGGGATGACATAAAAGGAGCAGTTAACGGAGTTAGTGCAGAGCAAGACAAACTTAATGCTAAAACAAAGGCAAATCTTGATGCACAAAAGCAGAAGTTAACTACAATCAATAGCCAAGATAATATCTTAAAACTTCAGGGTAAAACCGAAAAGGATATTCTGAATTTAAAGATTAGTCAATACGATGCAGTTATTAAAGCAACTGAAGCACAAATAGTTCAATCTGAAATAACTAAAAATGCACAGATAGCAGCAGCACAAAGAAACAAAGAGATTCTTAAAGGCTTATTGAATTTCTTATCTATTCCAATTACTGCTATTCTTTATGCAGTTGACCAAGTTAGAAATGCTTTAGGTGGAACTTCTACACTTTTAGAAGATTATAAAGAAGGTCTTGCTAAAATGGTCTTTGACCCTGAACAAACTAAAAAGGATGGAGAAAAAGAAATACAAGAACAAAAGAATGCTTTACAAAATCTAAAGAATGAAAGGGCAGGATTTCAACTTCAAATTCAGGCAATAGATAAAGACGCTGCTGATAAAGCAAAAGCAAAAAAAGAAAAAGATGATGCTGAAGCATTAAAGAAGCAAGAAGAATTTCAAAAGAAAGTTGAAGAATTAATAAAAAAGTATAATGAAAATAAAATAGTTCAAGATAAAAAAACTGATGATTTAATTCTTCGCAATCGTTTACAAAATATATTAGATACTGAATTTAAGGTTAGACAAGAAATTGAAATTAATAGACAAAAAGAAATTGATGATAATTTAGAATTATTAAATCAAAAATTAATTGATGAAAAACAATATAATGAGAATAAGGCTTTAATAAATGCTAATTATGACCAACAACAATTAGATGCTATAGACGCAATAAATTTAGCAAGGAAACAAAAAAATGATAAAGCAGCAGAAGATGATATTAAAAGTGCTAAAGTTGTAGCAGATGCAAAGATTAAGTTTCTTCAAGATATTGCTAACGCTACAGGTGCTTTATCTGATGTAATAGGAAAGGAAACTGCAGTAGGTAAAGGTTTGGCAGTAGCACAAGCTACAATAAATACTTATTTAGGTGCGAGTGAAGTTATTAAAGCTAAAAGTGTTTTACCTGAACCTTTAGGTACTATATCAAAAGTTGTAAACGTAGCAACTATAATCGCAACAGGTTTAAAAGCAGTTAAAGGAATTTTATCTACAAAAGTTCCTGGAGGTGGTGGAGGTGGTGGAAATCCTTCTTTACCTTCACCTTCTACAATCGCACCTGTTCAACCACAATTAGGAGCAACTGCTTTGAATCAACAATTAATTAATCAAAGTGGAAACGCTGCAGTTAGAGCATTTGTTTTAGAAACTGATGTTTCAGGAAATCAAGAAAGGATAAAGAGGTTAAATAGAGCAGCACGAATAAACTAAATTTTAAGAACTTTTTATATCATATTATATGAACTACCCAATTTACGAGTTAAAAATAAACGAATCTTTGAACGATGAAAGCGAGGTTTCCTATGTGGCTTTAGTTGATGAACCTGCCATTCAAAAGGACTTCCTGGCTTTTAAGTTTGTAGAACCTTCTAAAGGCGAAGATGAAAACGAGTTTATTCCAAGATGTGTAAAATATATTATTAACGAAGGGAAAGAACAAGAACAAGCTATTGCTATTTGTTATTCAATATGGGAGCAACATTTCGCAGGAGAAACCTATAATGACTACCCTAAAGCAGCTACTGAAAATGCAAAGATTGCTTTAAGATGGGCAGAAGAAAACGGATGGGGTGATTGTGGAACTCCTGTAGGAAAGGCAAGAGCAAACCAATTGGCTAATGGTGAAAATATAAGCCGTGAAACTATTTCAAGAATGGCTTCTTTTGATAGACATAGGGAAAATTCAGATAGACCTTTAGGAGAAGGATGTGGAAGGTTAATGTGGTTAGCTTGGGGTGGAGATGAAGGGATAGAATGGGCATCAAGGAAACTAAAAGAAATAGATAAGCAGAAAATGAACTTTCAGATTATAAGCGAAGATGAGCATATAATTTCAGGTCCATTAATGATTGCCGATGAATTAATCTATCGTAACAATGACAAGTTCGGTGAACACTACGTTAAATTCTCTGCAGATACGATTCAAAAGATAGCTATTAAATTCTCTAAAAAGAAATACCAATCAAACGTTAATTTGATGCATGACCCTAATCAAAAGGTTCAAGGTGTTACAATGTTTGAATCATTTATCGTAGACAAGAAAAGGGGAATCCTACCAATGCAAGGCTTTGAAGATGTAGCAGATGGAAGTTGGTTCGGTTCTTTCTATGTGGAAAACGAAGAAGTATGGAATAAAGTAAAAGCAGGGGAATTTAGGGGTTTTTCAGTAGAAGGTTTATTTGATTATGAAGAACCTAAAACTCCTGAAGAACAAGCACTTCAGAAAATATCTGAACTTTTAAACGCAATTTCTTAACTAAAATAATATCATAATTTATGCAACCAAAAGAAATAATTGAAAAATTGAGATTAACCTTTAACGAATTGGTTAACAATCAACCTGCTCCTGTACAATTAGCAACTGCTAAACTTATGGATGGTACTGAAGTGGAAGTAACTGAACTTGCCGTAGGTGGTATCGTAACTATTCAAGGCGTTCCTGCTCCTATTGGAGAACATCAACTTGAAGATGGAACTATTATTGAAGTAGGCGACAACGGAGCAATTACTGAAATCAAAGCACCTGAAGTAGAAGAAGAAGTTGTTGTTGAAGATATGAATGCTTTGTTTAGTGCATTTCAAGCATCTACAAACGAGAAGTTCGCTGCTTATGAGCAAAGATTTGCTGATTACGAAACAAAGTTAAACAACGCAAATTCAATCATTAATCAATTGCTTGATGTAACTAAAACTTTAGCGGAAACTCCAACAGGAACTCCTGACCAAGCGGTTAAAACTCAAAACAATTTTAAAGTAGAAAAAGAAGAAAAGAGTTATTCAGTTCTTTTCAGCTAATTAATAACAATTAAAAATTAAATAAAAATGGCATTATCATTTACAGGTTTGAGTACATATACTAAACAATTAACTCAACCATTACTTACTTCAGCCGTTATCGGTGCAAAAACTCAACAACTTATCCTTGATAATGGTATAGTGTTGACAGGTGTTAAAGGTCCTACTGCAATTCCTTTGATGGATACTGATGCAGTATTCGCTACACAATCTTGTTCTTTTGATGCTTCAGGAACAACTTCATTCTCTCAAAGAACAATCGTTCCTGGAAAGATTAAGGTTGAGGAGAAAATATGCCCGAAGGATTTAGAATCGTACTACACTATGGAAATTTTAAGGGCGGGCAGTACTTACACGGACTTTGGAACTGCAGAATTCGCTGAGGCTTACCTTGCAAAAAAGAACGCAAGAATTGCTGCTCAACTTGAAACTGCGATATGGCAGGGAAATTCAGGAAGTGGTACTGCTAACTTGAATAAGTTCAATGGTCTTTCAGTTCTTATCAATGCAGGTTCTCCAATTGATGCAAACGTAAGTGGTTTCACAGGTGTAAGTGGTGCTGCAATTGCTACCATTACTGCTTCTAACGTAGTAGCTGCAACTGAAGGAATTTACAAAGCTATCCCTGCTGAAGTTATGGCTAAAGGTGATGTTAGAATCTTCGTAGGTTACGATTGGTTTAGATTGCTTGTTCTTGCTTACAGAGCATTGAATATGTTCAGTTACAATCCACAAGACGCAAACTTTGAAGGTTTCATCTTGCCTGGTACTAACGTAAAGATTGAGCCTGTGAATGGTTTGAACGGAACAGGTGATGCTTTCGCTATTAGCCTTTCAAATATGGCTATCGCAGTAGATTTGGAAGCAGAAGAAACAAACTACAAATTGTGGTATTCTGAAGATAACAACGATGTGCGTTTCCGTGCAGAATTCAAAGTAGGTGTTGACGTAGCCTTCGTTTCAGAGTGTGTTAAGTTTATGTCTGCTATCTAATTTTAAAATAAATTAACTAATCAAAAGGGTGGTGCAAAAAACACCACCTTTTTTTAAAACTTATAACTATGCCGTGTGCGTTAACA